CGAAAATTAGATCATATGTATGATATTCTTATAGAGTATATATCTAAATCTAAATAATCTAATTTACCTATTTACTAATATATATAATATACTTAAAAACCTTAACTATAGTATATTCTTTTCTTTATATATTTTAAGTATAGCATAGACATTACTGGCTTTTGTACCAATACCGCAATTTCAATTATAACTTTTTATAACAATTTAAAAATATAGTAGTATTATAACTTTTTGTTATTAAACTCTATATATTCCTGGATTTTTAATAAAATAAGATATAATTTAAGTGCTAACACCTAGGTTCTACCCACCCCACCCACTGAGCTTAGGTGTTAGTTTTATGGTATAATCAATTATTATGTGCACCACTACGATTGATAAATATGGAGCTACTCCAGCAAATATTAAATGGACAGTAGTTCGTGGAGACAGCGCAAACCTTAAAATTGAATTTTTTGAGGATGATGAAGTTACAGAATACGATACAACCGACTGGACTTATATTGCTACAGCCTATGATCCAAGCGGTCAGGTGTTAGATGATCTTCCTGTTGTGGCTGGACTTGGTTATGGAGAAATTCAAGTATCGTCTTTAACTACCGCTAATTGGGGTACAGCGTACAGATCTGTAGTAGCAGAACTTTCTTTTGATTTACAAGTTGTAATCCCAGCTGGATCTGGAGAAGGAGAAGATACAACTTGGACTCCAGTAATTGGAACTATCTGTGTCCTTGGTGATGTTAGCGGAACGAGCCTTTAATGCCAGTTGTGAAAGTTTCTACTCCACAAACTAATTTGCCACCTGTTATAAAAATTGGTAAAAAAACATTTAAGGTAAAATAATTCATGCCAAAAAGCATGGACTTTCCAAAGAAAAAATATGCTGAGACAGTTCAGTTAACTCAAGAATCATTACAGGGAAATATAGAGTATATTGCCGTACCAGGAATTACTGGAGAAAAGGGTGATCCAGGCCCACAAGGACCTCCAGGACCAGAAGGACCTAGGGGTGAGCGTGGACTTCAGGGTAAAGAAGGAAAGCCTGGAGTAGATGGACCCCAAGGCCCTAAAGGGGAACCTGGAACAAGTAGTGGGGAAAAGTATGAAAGTAAATCTGGCCAATATCCTGGATGGGCTTATTATGAGAATAAATCAAAAACCCAAATACATCTTGGTCCAAATAGAGGAGATGATGGTTGGGTAACATTATCAATAGATGAAGATCCTGAAAACAATATATTATCTTTTCTTCCAATAGGTGCAGTATCTTTGTGGAACCAGAGCACTGGAAGAATTAATTTTAAACAGTTAAAAGTAGGAGCAAAAGTCGACATTAGATATGACATTATTTTAAGCACGGATTCAAATAGCACAGAAGCTTGGCTAAGAACATATATACCAAAAGTAGAATCACCTACAGGATATATAGGAATGCTAAAATATAAGTACCCATATGAAATGTCATTTAACCAAACACTATATATAGATATATCAAAAATTAAATCTGAGGGTGGAATTATTCAAGCCAGAACAGACAGCGAAAGTACAATTATTTTAAAGGGTATGTACATATCAGTATCTTAATGGTATAATGTATTAGGAGGAATCATGGCATTTCCAGGAACTTATAATTTTAATTATTATCGTGGCGACACAGCAGAGTTTGTCATTAGACCAAAAAGCAATTCAAATAACAACGAAGCTTTTGACTTAACTGGCTATACTGCAATCTTTACAATTGCCACCGCAAGAGGTGTAGCAGGAACTGCAGCTACAGCAGTGGTAAATGATGTAACTAACATTATAACTTGTACAATTGTTCCATCAGTAGGAAGAACTCTTGCAGCTGGAACATATGTTTATGATGTGCAGATAACTAATGCAACTCCAAACCCAGATGTTATTTTTACACTTTTAACAGGAACGATTACAGTAACAAATGATATTACAGGTGCTGTTTAATGCCTGAAGTCTTAGTGTCTACTGATGAAATAACAGTTGTAGGACCACCAAATATTGTAGAAGTTTTAGTTGATATTGGTCCACAAGGGCTGCGTGGCAATAGATTTATTGTTGGCTCTGGAGATCCCAATGCATCAACAGCATCTGGTGTTTTATTTGGAAATAGTTTACTTTTAAATGATATGTATATTAATACTACCCCAGGACCTGACTATGGTTATCTTTATCAATATGTAAGACAGCCTGGCGGAATTCAATGGATTCAGGTTCTTGATATGAATCCAGTACTATATTCTGAAACACATTTAACAACATATACTGCAGGCTCAGCACAAATCAGTATCCCAATTTCAAATATTACATCTGCTACTGGACTTACCGCAGAAAATTTTAACATTCAATACAGTATTGCATCTTCAGACCCTATAGCATCATCTATGTCTATACCAGCCCTTGCTGGAGCAGGAACAAATCTTATAATCAATTTTAATGCAGTAGAATATGACGGTACTAATTGGGCAGACTTAGTTGGAACTGTAACGACCCATCTATTTATATCAATAGTTGCAGGAACAGACTAGCATTAGTCACATTTTGTGATATAATTCTTGGAGAGGTGAATCATGGCAGTCGAAAGCATAGGTAGTTTAGTACCAACAAAAGTTCCAGGTCTTGCAGACCCAGCTGATATTCAAGCTGCTTTTAAAGCATACCACTATGGCTCTTATGACTACAATACAGCAAATACAGATACAGCAAACTTAGTTAACCCATCAATTGCTTATAAGATTAATGACTTACAGGTACAGATTAGTGCTATCAGTACAGCTGGATCGATTGCTGTTTCTAGTTTTAATGCAAAAGGAGATTTGCTTTCAGCTTCTGCAAATGATACTTTATCTGTTGTTACCGTTGGAGCTAATGGAACAATTTTAACCGCTAATAGTGCAACAGCTTCTGGATTATCGTGGGCTACCCCAGCAGCAGCAACCGCCATAACAACAACTTCTTCAACAACAGATGCAAGAATTGCTTGGGATACTACAAATAAACAAATTCAAGTTGGTAATGGAACTAGTCTTTTAAATTTTCAACCATTTAACGTAAATACAACTGCTAAGACTGCAGGGTATACATTTGTTTTATCTGATGCCAATACTCTTGTTCAAATGAATGGTGCTTATGCCTTTACCGTTCCACTTAACGCAACAGTAGCATACCCTGTTGGAACTCAAATACATTTAATTGCTTTAACTACTGGTGTAACTGTTTCATTTACTGCAACCATTACTTCGTATGCAACCCCAGGAGCAAAACTTCGTGCAGCTGGATCAATGGCAACATTAATAAAGCTAGATACAAATACTTGGGTACTTGCAGGAGACTTGATTGCATAATGCCAATTCCAGGAGTAACGGGTTCTTCAGATAATCGCCAGCCAGGAACTCCAACTATTGGAGCTGCAACTGCTGGTAATGCTAGTGTATCTGTAGCCTTTACTGCTCCAGAAAATACTGGAAAACCTAATACTTCTTTAACTTATACTGCAACAACAACTCCAGGATCATTTACTGGAACAGCTTCTTCTTCTCCTGTTACCGTATCTGGTTTATCTAATGGTACTTCTTATACTGCAGTGGTTAAATTAAATAATACCGTTCAAGATTCTTTAAGTTCTGCTGCTACAAGTTCATTTACACCTGTTGCCCCCACTCCAACACCGACCCCTACGCCTTCACCAACTCCAACGCCTTCACCAACACCGACTCCAACACCAACTGCAACAATTTCAAATCTTACATACACAGCAACTGGTTCAACAACTGGAACCTTGTCCTGGACTGGAACAAATATTAGCGCATATTTATTTACTGGTGACTCTTCTACCTACCCAGCACCATATAATTATGGAGCATATACAGGATCTTGGCCTGGAAATTTAGTAAATCTAGTACAAAATCAATCTTACACTATGACAATTACAGTTTCTCCTGGTGGAAATTTTCAAACAATAATGTTTACACACTATTATGCACCAACACCAGCTCCTGCCCCAGCTCCTGCTCCTGCCCCAGCTCCTGCCCCTGCTCCTGCCCCAGCTTGTACAGTTGGAGCATCTTGCGGAAGCGGATACATATGTTACCCAGAAGGATTCTATACTAACTATACCTATGATGCTAACTGCAACTGTGTGCTAGAAAATGGATTCTGTTAATATGAATAAATTAGAAATTGCTCCAGGAATAATTATATATGATGATGTTATTCCAGACAGCCAAAACTTGCATACTGATATTGAAGAAGCTCTTGTTATGTTAAATATGGATTGGACTCCAGCACTAGTATTAGCAGGCAGTCAAGACTATATAAACACTGATTCAAGAGATACTAGCATTTTTGGTATTTCATATTTTGGTAAAATAGAAACTATTTCTGGCGATGGATTTTCTCACTTACATAAAACTTTAAATAATTTATTCTTTGAAAATTTTAATCCACGAGAAGAAGATTACAAACAATATTTTGGTATTGAGACAGTTTCACACGATTCTTATGGAATTTTAAAATATGGAGTAGGTCAAAAATTTGGAAATCATATTGATGATCATGATAAATATCATAGAAGAATTTCAACTATTTATTATTTAAATGATGATTATTCTGGAGGAACAATTAGTTTTCCTAGATTTAATATTGAAATTAAACCAAAAGCAAATCAAATGATTATATTTCCATCAACATATGTTTACAATCATTCAGTTTCACCAGTTACAGATGGAACTAGATATGCAGTAGTTTCATGGATGAAATAATGAAAGAGTTTAAGGATTTTTTACCAGTAGATTTAGCAAAAAAATATTATAAGTTTGGACAGGACGTTGTTTCTGGAAGATCTGGTTTGAATCACGTCTGGACAAATCAGGCTTGGAACGAAACAATCGTTAAAGATAGCGCTGTCGTTGTTTGTATTAAATTGCCTGATGATTTTTTAAAAGAACTTCAGGAAATACTTGAAAAAAATTTAGTATTTGATAAAGACAAAGATTTGCCACTAATTTCTTCAAAATCTGCTATGGTGTATGTTTGGTCAAAAAATTCCTACATACCAGTTCACTCGGATGATATATATAGCAGAGCCGTTACTGTATATCTAAATGAAAGTTGGGAGTACAATGATGGAGGAATGTTTAATTGGTTTGATCCAGTATCTCAAGAGTGGAAAAATATAGAGCCAAGATTTAATTGTGCTGTAGTTAATGATTCTGGGTATCTACATGGAATAACACCTGTAAAGTCATCCAACAATCGAATAACCTTACAGGTGTTTGTAAATCCACTTATTTAGGGAATTTTTTCATCCAAGCCCTAGTCTTTGGCGTAATACCTTTCCAAGAAGACCAGTCATTTCCCCCGTTGGACATATAGTATGCAATCTCCGCATTTTTTACGGGATTGAATAACTCAGCATTTGTATCTAGATCAAACTTATCTCTACGATCAGGACCTAGATCATCTATCATATTAATTTGAAACATCCCATAAGAGGAGTCTCCAGTCTTATGATTACCATTGTATGCCAATGGACGACCATTAGATTCTTTTTTAGCAATAGCCCAAGCCACTACTAAGTCTTGTCCTTCAAACCCTACAAGGGATAGAAGTTGTTTTAGTTCTTTATCTGTTAGGTGTGTCTTATTTTCAAATTTATCTAACATTTTTGCCTTAGAAATGACAAATGCCTCCTTGTCGGAGGCAGGAGCATCTATAGATTTATTTATTAGTAAATTATTTTTGGTACTTAACGCATTAGCAGCATTACTAAAAGGTGCAATAACACCAACTAATGCTAGGATTCCAATCCAAGCTTGCTTGTCTCTTCTCATAATAGTAACCTCCTAGAGAACAAATGCTACCTGTTGGTAGCATGTATTAAGTATAACATAAAATTGACCTCAAAAGCAAACTTTAGGTAACATTTTTATAACTTTTAAATAACTTTCCTAGGAAGTGGTATAATAATAAGATTATGGCTGAGACTTTAATTTATGATCTTCCTTACCCAGTTTTAAGCGACCCAGTTGACATTGTGGGAGATATTCAGTCTTTGGCTGAGCGTATTGAAGTGGTTATTACTGAGTTTGCGGCTGAAGCAAACGTAACAATTGAAGTAACCAATGCCAGTGGTGTTTCTATTGCCAAGGGTGATCCTGTTTATGTTTCTGGATTTAATAGTACCAGCGGAAAACCAGAAGTAACTAAACTAACTAACACAATGAATTATCCTATGCTAGGTTTAGCTAAATCTACTTTTGCTACAGCAACTGATGGCGTTATTGTTATTTCTGGTATTTTTACTAATGTTGCTACCTCTTCTTATTCCGTTGGAAATATTCTTTACACTGGAACTTCTGGGGGGCTAACAGCAACTCAACCAGCTACTGGAGGAACAGCAGTAGGAGTAGTAGCAAAATCACATGCAACTACTGGTGTTATAATTGTTGGTAAACCAACAGGTAATGGAACTTGGGCAGCATTGAAAGCAGGGTTAGCATAATGGTAAGCTATAGAAATAAAGATGAAAGTTCGTTAACATCAGTTAAAGCTCCGACTACTTATAATGTTGGAAACAAACCACCATTAGTTAATTGGACAATTGTTACTGGAGACAGTGCAGCATTTAGAATTTATGTTCAAGATGACCTTGGTGATGCAATTAATATTGCAGACTGGACAATTAGATCACAGTTTAGAAGATACTCTGATAACGTAGGAGATGATCTTCTTTTTACATTAACTCCTACGGCAATGGGATTAGATGATGACGGAGAGTTTACAGTATTTTTAACACCAGCTCAATCAAAGCAACTATTAACTGGAGATGTTTTTGATGTGCAGCTATCTGATGCTACCAGAGTTTGGACGGTATGCCAAGGAGAAATGACCATGATAGGCGAAGTTACAGATCAAGAGTCATAACAAATGGCTAAAGCAACTATTTCCGATCTTAAACCATTATCTAAACTAGAAGATATAAAACCTTATAAACAAAAACTATCTAACAAGTCAACTGGCACACTTAAAAAAATTTCTAACATATCTTCTAAGTCTTCCGTTGTTTTAGATATTAAACCAAAATCTTCAAATATTAAAACAGTAAATTATCCCAAAAAAGTAAAGCCAAACGACATCCTTCCATTTAAAATAAAGATTACAAACCTAGGAATAGATGGGACAAACCCACTAGCTCCGCCTGGAATTGGTGTTCAAATTATTGGGTTTTCTAATTATATTATCTAATATAACTATGATATAATCAGCATA